GCGACCCCACATAGGTTAGTAGGTCCTAGAAAGGCCTACGCATAGTGTTACTAATCACTATGAACCTATCAAGGTCGCCCGCGCAGTGCATTTGACTCCACCTATCTCGTTAAGAGATAAGTCGACAAGAAGGAGCTTCAATATGACCCCTACTGACCTTGAACTGTTACCTAAGCGTAGCAGAAATAGAGATACTTCTGTTACCTATGGTGCAGTTTATGCTGCTGACGGATCGATAAAAAGACCCGCTGGCAACAAAACGGTCTGGACGGGTAAGCAAATTACGCTTTCGGAGGGACATAGAAAATCCCATAACGGGAAGTACTATGAGGGTGGGCCGTTTTTAACTGCCCAGGTCAAAGTCGAGATTCCTACTCGCTTTGTCCACGCGGTTGGCACTAACGGTGACCGTTACGACGGTCCTGTTAATGTCCCCCTCGTCCCTACCAACCTTGCGTCTACGTTGAAACCAAATTTGGATTCAAGTTATTTGGATCCTATTGGTGCCGACGCTATTCACATTGTTGATCCCACGAACCCCAACGCTCAAACTGGCGTTGCTCTCGGTGAGATAGTCAAGGATAGATACATTCCTATCCCTGGTATCAATGCCTGGAGACGGAGAACCGAAGTAGCCAAGGCTGCATCAGGTGAATATCTGAATGCAGTTTTTGGTTGGCTACCTCTCGTGAACGATATGAAAAATACCGCTCAGTCCGTACTAGATGGAAACGTGATACTTGAAAACTATCACAATTCCTCTGGTACGAATGTTCACCGTGAGTTCGAGTTTCCGCATATTGAATCCCAGAATGAGGCTGTTATTGGTTCATCCATCGCTGAATACGGTGGATCCAATCCCAAAATCAATTCTGGGACCGTGCCGGTAACTCGTCGTGAAGTTCTCACGACGCGTAGGTGGTTCTCCGGGTCTTTTACCTATCTGGCGAATAGCAATACTAATCATTTTGCTAAATGCCTAGGTATTGGCTCGGATGCCGAAAAGTTATTCGGCTTACCACTCACGCCCGATTTAGTTTGGGAGTTAACGCCATGGAGCTGGGCCGTTGACTGGTTTACGAATGTAGGTAGCGTTATTTCTAACGTCAACTCATTCGCAGCCGCTGGCCTGGTTATGCGGTACGGCTACATCATGGAGGAAACTTCTAATGTAGCTACGTACAGTATACCGTTCTGTCCAATGAATGGAGTGAACGGTACTCTCCCCCCCTGCACTGTCACCACTACGGTGAAGCGCAGACGGAGCGCAAACCCCTTCGGGTTTGGCCTTACGTGGGAAGGTTTGTCACCAACCCAGCTGGCCATAAGTGCCGCACTTGGCATTCTGCATTTGCGGTAGCAAATACATTGCAACCATCAAAACCAGCATAGCTGGTAGATAGGAGCACGCCAATGGCGTTCGCAGATCCACAAAAAGTCAAAGTTGACGGTACGAATGAAGTGACTCTCCCACGTGTCGACACGGGGAGTTTCTCCTCTGAGTACCTCAGCAGCGACTCCCTCATAGCGTTGAAACTTTCCACTGCCAATGGCAAAAGAAAGCGTCACGTTGCGAGGATCGATCTGTCGAAGATCACCGCAGATCCTTTCGACACTACGCAGAATGTGCAGATTGGTACTTCTGCATATCTGGTCGTCGATAGACCCCTCGCAGGGTTTACCAACGTCGAATTGAAGAAACTGGTGGAAGGTCTTACGAACTTCCTCTCAGCATCCTCATATTCCGCAGTTGAAAAGCTCCTTGGTTCCGAGTCGTAACTCGGTAGGGCTCCGGCATTATTCTCTTGCTGGCGCTCTAATAGGATGTCTTTTCATCTGGTACATAGTGATCACTTTGATCATAATGTACTTTTGACGAAAGGAGGTGATGACCCGGATTATGTCAAAAACTGACTATAATTTCCAGGTCCTGCTTCTGATCATTGCCGTGATACTTGGTATCGCCGGCATTTGTTCAGTTGCGGCTTTGATTATGTTTCTGACGGCCTTTTTCTAGAAGTCCGCCAGGAATGTCGCGAGCTCTGTTGGCTTAGGAAAGATACCTCTATAAGGAGGGCCTTTGAAAAGCCTAACGTTGCTCTGGAGTAGGATGGCGGAAGAATTTGCCATCCGATGTTGCACTAGCGCCACCATGGACATTAAAACCGTCCAAGGTCGTGTCAAACACGAGGGGATATCTTTTCTCACGATATCCTTACCTTCCTTTGGAAAGGACTTCCAAAAAAGTCTTGACCAAGGGATTGTGGATCGCAACTCTTTCCAAGGTTTTTCTTGGAGAGCAGGTCTCCCCCGATTTCTCGGAGGTTTCCTCGATCTTGTGTTTGACCGCGATAGTGGCGTACTCGTTCACAATCCGGACGTAGAAGCAATTCTTGCCATCCGGCAACTTTCGTTGCTGTTTAGCAAGATTCTTCTTCCGTGCTCAGATGCACGTGAGAAGAATGCTATGTCTGAATATGTGAATTGCGATAGACAGGTGAAAGAAACTGATTCTCTCCTTACGGATTCCGATAAGTTGGAATTCTTTCGGATTAGTCAGCTTCTCTTTGGTAGTGTATTCTCTCATTTAGACAGACAAGTCTATAATGAAGAAGTGATACCAAAGCATGGTCCAGGCGCTACGGCTGATAAACTAATGGGAAACCAAAAGTTTAAGCTTCGCACTTGGACTACTCGTTTGCAGGAGTGTTTCTCTTCTGAGAATTTCCTGCTTCCGAATGCGCGTTATGCTCATCCGGACGATGTCACCTATCTAGAGCCTGGTTCTGAGATACCTGTTAGGGTAATATCAGTTCCTAAGACGCAAAAGACCCCTCGAATAATAGCTGTTGAGCCGACCTGCATGCAGTATATGCAGCAGGCGCTCCTCGAGCCGTTAATTGAGCTTATTGAGAGCGATTCAGTTCTCAATACCTTTCTCGGATTTTCTGATCAGGGCCCTAACCAGGTCTTGGCTAGAGAGGGATCGGAAAATGGATCGACTGCCACGCTAGATCTTAGTGAGGCTAGTGATCGGGTCTCTAATCAGCTCGTTCGCGAGATGCTTAAATATCACCCGAATTTGCTTCGGGCTATTGACGCAACTCGCTCACGACGCGCTGATGTACCTGGCCATGGCGTTATTCGCTTGGCCAAGTACGCGTCTATGGGCTCTGCTCTTTGCTTTCCTATCGAGGCGATGGTCTTTTTGACCCTCATCTTTCTAGGAATAGAGAAAGAGCTGAGTACGCGCTTTACCAGAAAATCTGATTTTCTTAGATTCTCTGATCGGGTGCGCGTCTATGGGGACGACTTGATTGTTCCCATAGACAATGTGGAATCGGTGATTGGGTCGCTCGAGCATTTTGGTGCTCAAGTCGGTTCGCACAAGTCTTTCTGGATTGGAAAATTCAGAGAGTCCTGTGGAAAGGAGTATTACAACGGAATTGACGTTTCTATTGTCAAGTTCCGGCGTCTATTCCCTTCATCACCGTCAGACGGACCGGGATGTATGTCGCTCGTTTCTTTTCGCAACCAACTATACAAAGCTGGTTGCTGGGAAACGGTTTCATACTTAGACAAATTGATCTGGAAAGTGTTAAAACGTTTTCCAGTTGTCGATGAGTCTAGCCCGGTGCTTGGCCGTACCTCCTTTTTAGGTTATAAACCTGAGAGGATGTGCGCACAGTTACATCGCCCTCTGGTTAGGGGTTATGTAGCTAGATCCGTCATCCCCCGGAACTCTCTGGGTGATGATGGTGCCTTGCTCAAGTTTTTCCTTAAGCGCGGCGGTTTGCCATCCGTCGACGGAAAACACTTGGAACGTTCTGGACGTCCTCTAGCCGTCAACATCAAGCTGAGGTGGGCGACCCCTTATTAATTTGAGGGGTCAGTGTCGAAAGACACCGGGGCGGTACAGCCACGTTTTTACCAGGTATATCCTGTGCTAGGAAAACCTAGCAACGTGGCACCTATGTACCAATCTACATGGATGTAAAACCCATGCAG